TCTGGCGCGCGTAGCGGAGATAATCGCCCGCACTCCACTGCCGCCTCTCCATCGGCAGTGGAATATCGAGCGGCGGACCGCCGTTGTCCCCGATGCCGCGCGCCGCGGCCCCCTGCCCCGGCACCGGCTGCGCCAGGCTGGCCTGCAGCTTCTGGGCGCGCTCGGCCGCGGCGATCTGACCGTCGAGCGCGGTCAGCGCGGTTTCCATCTCGCCGAACTTTGCCGGATCGAATTCGCGCGACTGCGTCATCGCCGTCATCTTGTCGATAAGCGCCCCACGCTCTGCGCGCAGGTCACTGAGCTTGAGGCTCATAAGGAGGCTCCTTCCAGGGGATGCGACGCCATCCGGCGTTGCGGTCAGTGCTTGCCCAGAGCACGGATACGAATGGGCTTCCGTCCGTAACGGACGAAACTTTATGCAGGCGATGCGAGCTGCAGCACTCTCACCCGCGCCACGGCTCGCTGGCGCTCGATGTCGGCCGACTGCTCAATCACCGCCGGCGCCGGGTCCTCAGTGGCGACCTGCGACAGAACGGCGCCGATCAGATCGACAGCCTGGCGCAGTTGCGCCTCGTTGTCCGCCGACAGCACGCGCCCGGCGCGCGCCAGCGCGTCCAGCACGCCGCGCGTCGCTGCATTCGGCACCAGATCGAGCTCGAGCGTGACTTTACTTTTCGCTTCGTTGACCTGGCGGGACAACACGGCGAGACCGACCAGGGCGCGCCGCGCCGGCGGCAGTTTCGCCATCTCGACAACGACGTCAGCTGTCCCCTCGCCGCCGCCTTCGGCGTCCTCCTCGGCCAACATTTCGGCGACTTCCTCAGCCGTCATGTCGACCAGGATCTGGCCCAGGGTACGCAGTGCATCCGTCAGGCGCGCCGGGATCTCCGAGCCGTCGCCTTCCATGGCGGCTTCCCACTCGACCGAATCTTCCAACCAACCCAGCTGCATCAGCAACCAGGCCAGATCAGCAACTTCATAAAGACCGCGCTTAACGGTCTTCAACGTTTGAACCAATGGCTTACGTGTCAGCTTCGGCATCTTTGCCGCCCTCCGCATTGCTTCCAGCTCGGTGCGCGGGACGAGGATCATGTTGCCGCGGTCCAGCACGCGTTCGGCCCACTCGAAAACAGGCGCCGTATCGATCCCGGCGTGGCGCGCCTCGACCAATGCGGTCGGCAACGCCGGCACGGGAACCTGACTGATCTCCAGCAGCTCGACCTGCTTGAAGTCGACGCCGCCGATCCGCGTTTTCTCGGTCGGAAAACTCCATTTGAGCGGCATGAAGCCAACAGATGTCGCGCTGATGAAACCGGCGCGCACCATTTGGTAAATCGTGTCGGCGAACGGGTAGAGATCACGCTCCGCGTACTCGACGTCACCGACCAAGGCAGCACCGCTCGTACCGATCTCGACCACCCGCCCGATCGGCGGCTCGTCCGCGTCGTGCGCCCAGAGAAACACCGGGTTCGTCAGAAACGGGCCGAGCTGCCAGGCGTCGGAGGCAATCGTGTTGCCGTCGCGCGCAACGCTCGGATCGGAGAACTTATAGCGAAGCACGCGGTCGCTGATCATCTCCGGCGCGACGGTCGACGCTCGCAACAGAGCGCCCGTCGGTGCACCGCCCGCCTCGACCTGCGCCCTGAAATCGGCCGGCGAAATCACAACTTTCGGCATTGTCCCACCTAATCCTGTGGCGCGGCCTGGTCGGTCGCGTCAGGGTCGTTTCCGTTGTCCTGAGCCGGCTGGCCCGAGCCTGGCGGCGTCTCGCCCGTCATCTCGCTGCCCATGCCGGTGTTGGCGGCATCCGTCATGTTGGTCGGTGACCAGAACACATCGCCCTCCGGTCCGATCGGGTTCGCGCCCTCGCCTAGCAGGATCATGTTCGTCGTCAGCCAGCCGCCGAACTTGCCGATCCGATACGCGTTGTACCGCGCGAGCAGATCAGCCTTGAGCAAGGTCGACTCATCGAAGTCGACGAACATTCCCTGGCGCCGCAAACCGAACGTGAAATCGAACCGGCGCTCCCATACATCGGTGTGCGACGTGAGCGTGTTGTTCCGGTATTCCTGTGCCTGCTGCACGATATTTTGCATCGTCCCGCGCGTCAGGTCGCCGAGCATGTGAGGCGGCACGCGGAAGATCCTGCAGATCTCGCCCAACTGAAACTGCCGCAGCTGCAGGAACTGCATATCGACAGCGTTAAGGCTAAGCGGCTGCCATTTCAGGCCGGCCTCGAGTACCGCCGTTTTGCCGCTATTCAGCAAGCCGCTGTGCAGATCCTTCCAGTCCTGCTTCAGCCGCTTTGCAACCGGCTCCGTCAAGGTCTTATCGGTCGTGAGCACGCCGGATGGCCGCGCACCGTTCCCCATCAGTCGGGCGTATTGTTGCTCCTGGGCGAGTGACAACGCGACAGCTTCGCGCGCCATTCCGATCGGCGACAATCCGACCAGGCCGTCCGCGGACAGATCCTTGATGTGGAGCATGTCCTCGTACGGAATTAACAACGGCTGGTCACGCAGGACGGCCATTTCATGGAGGCCGTTACGCGTCACCATCACAAACAACGAACCATCCGGACTCTGCCAGAGGTGCGCCCGATCGGGATTGATCGGCACCAGCATCACCGCGCGACCGCGGGCATCGCGCACGATGACGGCCCATGCATTGCCGCGCAGCGCGAACGCCGCAACCATCTGACGGCAGAACTCCGGCCAGGTCTGCCAGGGGTTCGGCTGCCAAAGCAGATCGGCCAGCCAGTGGTTCTCAACTTTCGTCCGGCCGCCGTCGTCGCGCTTCAGGAACAGCCACGGCGGCATCTTAGAGACGTCTTCGGCGAGGATGCGTACGCAACCCATCACAGCGGTCGCCTGCATCGCGGTCAGCTGGCTGACCGAGACACCGGTCGCGCTCATCGGTGCCGACAACGCACCGTTGAAATAGTGATCGTCCGCAACGTCGCCCGAGCGCATCACCTTCGCGGCTGCGCGGACGCGAGACCAGAAACCCATCCTGTCTGCCTCCGCTAGCCGAGCACGAGGAGCCGCCTGTCCTCCCCGTACGGGAGGCCGGCCGGCTCGGGGTTCAGCGACATGAGCTGCGCGGCGTTAAACGCCGCCATCAGCGGATCGATCTTCCCGAAGCCGGATTCGTCTCTGGCAATTCGCATGGCCGTTGGTGTCGGCACGACGATCGCGTTCTCGACACACCAATCCATCATGACCTGGCCGCCATGCCGGAAACTCCGGTCGGCCAGCTTTGTCTCAACCGTCTTGATCGCACCCATCAGGGCGATGCCCTGCCGAATGCTGCCGAGCATCTCCGTGTCCTGGCTGATACCGACGTCAGCGAGCGCATCGACAATGGCACCGATGCCAATGGCATCGACGCCGACTTCGGCGAGCAGGCCGCGGTCGCGTATATCGGTCACCAGGTCAACCACGTATCGCACGTTGTCGGCCAGCCCGACTTCGCCATCCCTATATTCGCGATAGACGAACTTGGTCAGATCGCCGGCTTGCTCGAACCGATTGTAATCCTCGATGTTCGCTTTCCGGCGCTCGATGCCGATGTCGGAGATAAAGGCATGCACCCATAGCAGCCACCGCTTTGTTCCCCGCTCGCGGCCAATCACCGCGATGCCGAGCAGGTCATCCAGGCCTCCCCCGTCGATCCCGACGGTCACCACCTCGGAGCGCTGCAGCAGCGCCTCGAGTGTTAGCGTCTTATCGACGCCGAGCTGCCAAACAACGCCGCCTGCCCAACCATCGGAGCGCAGCGCCATGCTGATCTGCACGTTGAGGTGCTTGGCCAGGAAACCAACGTAGGAGGCGTGGCCCTCGCGCTCGGCCTTCGCCGATTGCTCGATGAGATATTCCTCGTCGACCGACGCGTTCAGGTTCGGGTTTGTGACGTACCAGTACTGCCGCTTCTTGTAATCGCCGCTCTTGAGCAGCGCCTTCGGGAATTCATAAAGCACGCCGAGACTGCGGGGATCTTTGATCTTGCCGTCCCGGATATCTCGAAATTCGGCAAGTGTCTGTGCGAAAACCCCGGTCGGCGCGGCATCCGATTGCGTCGACGCGTAAATCACAAAGCCTTCGGGCCGCGAGGTCAGACCGCCCATCGCCTCCTTGAACATGTTCGATGCGTTGGCCCGCTTGCCGAATAACCAAAGCTCGTCGATGAACAGGCCGATCGTCTTCTTGCCAGACACCGTCTCGCTGTCTGCGGCGACCACCTTCAGGAATGCCCCGGTGTTACGGTGCGTGATCATGCGCTGGTTCGGCTGTGGGTGCAGAAGCGCACGCAGATTGTCGTCCGCCATGATCATGTCACGAGCAGGAAAGAACGAGTTGTCAGCAACCTCTTTGGTCGGAGCCAGGATGTAGTACTCACCGCTTTCTCGCCAATTGCGCAGCAGAGCGGTGAGCATGATCCCGGCGGCGCCGGTCGATTTGGAATTCTTCTTGCTGATCAGCAGGAAGAAGTAGCGAACCAGACGTCGCCCCACCTCAGCGTCATACGAGCCGAAGATCGCCGAGACAAAGTCGAACAGCCACTGCCGGCAAGCCTCGGCCATGGTCGGACTGCCGGGCGCGTCGACAATGCGCAGGTCGCGGAAGATCGCGAGCGCCGCCTCCGCTTCCTCCGGAAACAACGGATCGAACGGGATGAGCGATCGGCCCGCAAGGATCCGTTCCTCCCAATCAGGACACGCCGTGGTCCACTGCTTCATTGCATCGTCGCCCGCGGTGGCGGCGGTGTCGCATAGCGTCCGATCCCAACCTCACGGGCTGCGGCCGTCGCTTCCTCTTTTTTGCCCAGCTGCCGACGGAACCCTTGCTCGGGCATCTTAGCCGTGGCGACTGTGCCAAGGCCGCGCTCGAGCAGTGATTTCTGTGCGGACACCCGGGCGGTTTCGCTTTCGCCGTTGCCCGCGATCTTGTTCAGCACCTCGACGGCGAGGTGCGCAAACTTGCGCGCCTCATCCCGAATCTCGCTGGCCAGCGCCCGCTGTGGCGCGGTCCCGAGGAACGGCAGGAACTGGTCGCCGCCGGTATCGACGCTCGGCTTGCCGTAGCCACGATCCAGGATCGTGTTCGCCGCGTTAATCCTGGCGTGTTCACTCCGGCCATGGATCAGCTGCTTGACCAACCCATCGATTGCCGAGCGCGCATGCCGCTGGGCGACCGCGTCGATCTCGGTCGGTGGCGCCGCGGCCAGCGCGCTCTGCAGGTCGAGGCCGGTGACGGCTGACGGCGAGGCGCGGTCTTTCTTTTTGCGGCCTGCACCCGGCCGCGCGCCACCGCGGCGTGGCTTCGCTGGATCAGGCGGCGCGGCAGACACGGTGCACCGTCATGACCTGCCGCGTGTTAGAGACCCTGACAGCACGCGCAGCTGCCAGCACCACTGCGGCCGAAACCGCCGGCGAGCGCCGACGGACCGCAACACACCGTCCCGCGGTGCCGGGCGGCGAGCCCGAGATGATAAGTTTGATTTCCATTTGAATTCTGGCGCTCCAATCAAACCATCGGCTGACAGAAAAATATTGTGTGCGTGACCCTGGTGCGGTTCGGGTGCCCCTGGCCAAACATTCAGACCCCCCCTACCCCCGGTGCGGGGTGCCAGCGTCTGGCGCGCGCGGCCGCCGTCTTGCGCGTGTGGCACGCGCCGCATCGGAGCATGACGTTGTCCTTCGAAAGCGGCGCACCACCATCCGCCAGTTCCACGATGTGATCGCCGAACACCCTGCCGCACACGCGAGACTTGCCGGGATCATGAGCGGGATCGGCACAGCGTCGGCCGCGCTCGGCGATGATCTCCTGCATAAGCACGCGCCACTCCGGCGAAAGGTAGAACGGCGCGGCTTTCTTCTCACGCGGGCGCAGCTTCGATCGTCGCGGCGGTCCAAGCTTCTCGCCAATGGTGCGCAGCTTCATTGACTGTCCTACTGGCTGGATCACCGGCTATGTGATGACTCGAACAGACCTATTATGATCAAATTCGCGACGGTCGTTGCGAGGAGAGGATGACATGATCGCTGAGTGCGCTCGATGCGGAAGGCGAATGTATATTGATGTGCGCGGCCCAAATGATTGGACGAGGCAGGGACCATTCGGCGTGCTTGAACCATGCCCGTATAAAGCTGAACTGGGCCTCGGCGGTCCGGACAACGATTGCCCCGAGCTTGACAAGGCCGAATCACGCGTGCTCGACCAACTCTTTAGACGCTGATCCCTTGATGAGCCATGCCTTGACGGTCCGGACAGTTCCATCGGGATCGCGTTGACGCACACGGATCAGCTCATCGTGCAGGCCGATGTCGACCCAGCAGACCTCGTCAAGCTTGTCCGCTCCAGCCAACTTGAGCCT